ATTGTAAGCATGCTAAAGAACAAGATGTTCCAAATAAGTTAGAAGATAAATAATATAACGAAGGAGAAAATAAAATGCTATTAAATAGTGTAGAACTAAGTTGGGTTAAATTAGACCCTAAGAACCCTGATATGGGTTTTGATAAGAAATCACCTCAATATTCTTGTACTGTAAAAACTACAGATAAGAAAAATGCTGAGGCTTGGAAAAAAGCTGGTATAAATGTAAAACCAGCTGAAGAAATGGGAGGTGTTGTTTATACGGCTGCATTAAAAAAGAAAATTTATGCAGATGCCGATGGTAAATATAACACTGCTCCACCACCTGTTGTTGATAAATCATTACAGCCGATACTTGATACAAGTACTATTGGAAACGGATCCAAAGGTAATGTGCAAGTTAAATTTAAACCTTATGAGTATATGGGTAAAAAAGGCATATCAACACAATTACTTGCATTGCAAATTACTGAAATAGTTGAATATCAAAATGCTGACAAAATAGAATTTGCGGCTATTGATACTGACAAAGACGTAATTTAGTAAATTAAATAGTTTTTAGCTGGGTTTAATCGCCCAGCTAATTCTATACCTTACAGAATTAAAAGGAGAATATGTTAGAAAATATGTTTAAATTACACACATTTAACATTGATAAAAAATGGTTAGATTTAATTAAGTCAGGTAAAAAACTATCAGAAATTAGAAGATATTATTTACCATTAGAAGGTAAAAAAGTTGGTTTAATAAATAACAATACTAAAAAAATAGAAGCAATTATTACTATTGGTATGGTGTTAGATTTAAAAGATTTAGAGGAAGAGGATTTAGAATTAATATTTCAAGAAGCTTGTATTGATGATGAATTTAGAAAAAGTTATCCCTGTAATTATTTATATACAATTAAAAAGGTTGAAACGGTACATTAATGAAAACAATTATATTAATATTATGGTTTATGAACGGCGATACTATTCATATATCTGTTAAGGGTAAATCTTGTGATAACATTTTTAAAAAAACTGTTATTTGGCAAGATAATAAAAATTATAAACAAGGTAGTTTTGAGCCGTGGGGTTATTATACATATAAAAATAAACCTATACTTGCTCATACTTGTATGGAAAAAAATAAAAAAACTTATTTTATAGGAGAATAAATATGATTATAGGAGTTGCAGGATATAAAGGTGCTGGAAAAGATACAGTAGCAAATGTATTACAAACAAATTTTGGATTTAAAAAGATGTCATTTGCACAACCAATTAAGGATATAGTTCATAGTACATTTGGCATAGACCAAGCAATATTATCTGGTGATGGAGGTGAAAGAGAATTTAGAGAAGAATCATTACCTGGTTGGTTTTATTTATCTCCAAGAGATATGTTACAAAAAATTGGTATGGCTTTTAGAACTGAATTACATAAAGATGTATGGATTAAAATATTAGAAAATAAAATTAAAGATATAGAAGAAAATATTGTTATACCTGATGTAAGGTTTAAAAATGAATTAGATATGATTAAAAATCACGGTTTTTGTGTTGGTGTTTATAGGCCAGGATATAATGGTGATAATCATGCTTCGGAACGTGGATTAGATGGTGTTGAATTACCAAAGGTTTTTAATAATAACGGTACACATGAAATGCTTCATGCACAGGTGTATAACTACTTTAAGGAAAAATTAAAATATGAAAATAATATATGATATTGAAACAAATGGTTTAGTAGATACAGTTTCTAACATTTGGATAGCAGTTACTAAAAATATAGAGACAAATGAAATGATTACATTTAGTGATTATGATCCAAACAGTAAACCATTAAATGAATTGATACCATATTTAAATAAAGCAGAAGTACTTATTGGTCATAATATTATTGGTTATGATAATGTTGTATTACATAAGTTATTAGATTGGAAACCTAGCAATATTAAATTTATAGATACAATGATATTGTCTCAAATGAATAATTATAAAAGAGAAGGAAAGCATTCATTAGGAAACTTTGGTAAAATATTAAATGATGCTAAAGGTGATTTTAAAGAATTTGATAAATATTCAGAAGCAATGAAAACATATGCTATTCAAGATGTTAATTTAAATCATAAAGTTTATAATTATGTTGTTAAAGAAGCACATGAACTTATAGCAAATAGACCCAGTTATAAAAAAGCATTACAAACTGAACATGCTATTGCTGAATTATGTTCTGAACAAGTTAAAAATAAATGGAACTTTGATTTGTTATTAGCTGAAAAGCATTATGATTATTTAACAGCTGAAATGAAAAAAATTGAAGATGCAGTTAATCCAACTTTAAAACCTAGAAAAGTATTTATAGATAAAGAACCTAAAACAGCTAAGTATATTAGAAATGGTAATTTTAGTTCAGTAACATGTAGAATGTTATCTCAATTTTTAGGACAAGAAATACAAGCTCATGAAATTAATAAATGGAATAGTAATGATACATTTCAAAGATATGAAATGATACCAGCCGATTTAGGTAATATGGAACAAGTTAGAGGTATGTTATTAGATAGTGGTTGGAAACCTACACAATTTACACCAAAGGGTGAGCCTAAAATAACACAAGATAGTATACATACAATTCAAGGTGACTTAGGTAAAAAAGTATTACATTATTATAGTTTAAGATCCAGACATTCAGTTTTAAAAGGTTGGATTGAATTAGCTAAAGAAAATAATGGACGTGTTTATGTTGAAGCTTTTAATGTAGGAACACCAACATTTAGACAAAGACATTCTAAAATAGTAAATGTACCTAATGTTAATTCGTTTTTTGGAAAAGAAATGAGAGAATTATTTAAAGCTGATATTGGTAAAATTATGATTGGTTGTGACAGTGCAGGTAATCAAATTAGAGCATTATGTCATTATTTAAATAATAAAGATATAACTGAGCATGTTTTAAATGGTGATATACATCAAAGAACAGCCGATATTGTAGGTGTTGATAGACAATTAGCAAAAAGTTTACTATATGCTACAATTTTTGGTGCAGGTTTTGCTAAATTAGGTAAAATGGTAAATGGAATTGAAGATTTAGAAAAGGGCAGAGAAATTAAAGCTAAATTATATGTTGCCTTTCCTGGATTAAAGGAATTAAATAATAGATTAAATAAATTTTTTTATACAACACAAAACAAAGATGGTATGGGTTTTATTCCAGGATTAGATGGAAGAAAAATATATGCTGAATCTTCATTTAAATTATTAAATTATTTATTACAAGCATATGAAGCTATTACAGTTAAATCAGCTGTTGTTAATGCTTTTAAAATGTTTAAAGAAGAAAAATTAAATGTTGATATGTTAGGTTTAATTCATGATGAAGTTCAAGTTCAAACTAAGCCTCAAAATATTAAAAGAGTAAAGGAAATATTATCTTATTCATTTGGTGATTTTATTACTAAGGAATTAGAATTAAATATACAAATGGCAGGAGATGCTAAAGAAGGAAATAATTGGTATGAAACACATTAATAAAATAATAGGTATTGTGGACGGTGATGTATTAATATACAGATCTTGCCATAAATCTATAAAAGAAGAATTAGATGTTAGAAAAACATTTGATAAAATATATGATGAAGTAAAAATGAATACTGCTTGTGATGAATATAGTTTACATATTTCAGGTGGTGGTAATTTTAGAAAAGATTTAAAACAAAACTTTTGTAAATATAAAGGAAAAAGAAGAGAAAAACCTGATAATTATTTAGAATGTAGGGAATATATTATTAAAAAATATAAACCTATTATGAAAAAAAATTATGAAGCGGATGATACAGCATCTGTTGAAGCATATAATTATATTAAAACCGGTCAATTATATATGCTTATAACATTGGATAAGGATTGGAAAACCATTGGCGGTTTATTTTATAATTTATTATATAATAATTTATCAGCTATATCTAAAGTTGAAGGAATTGAATTTTTTCATCAACAATTATTAACAGGTGATGCCGTTGATAATATACCAGGTATTGAAGGTGTTGGTCCAATAAAAGCTAACAAAATATTAAAAGGTAAAAATTTAAAAGATCAATTTGAAGCTATTATAAAAACTTATAAGACACATTATCCTAATGATTTTAGATCAAGATTAGATGTTATGGGTATAATGCTATATCTTATAAAAGATTTTAAAGCCAATTCCAAATGGTCAATAGATTATTGGAAAGGTTACATAAATGGCATTTAATCAGAGAAAATATAATACATCTATTAGGGGTATTGCTGTTACTGCATGTAAGGCTTCTAAAAGACGGGCTAGACTTAAAAATTTAGCATTTAATTTATCGTCTGATTATTTAGAAAAAATATTTCCTAAAACT